GCGTGAAGCGGTTGTCGCTCTCGGTGGTGGCAAGGATGGTGAGGGGCTGTTCGGTGAGTTCGGCCAGCGCGTCGCGCAGCAGGTCGGCACCGATGCAGAACGGCCCGCCACCCTCGCACTCCTGGAGTGCCAGCTGATACGTCAGCCACGCCTCGGAGTCGGAGCCCGTCATGGTGATGGTCTTGCGCTCCTCGTCCACCATGCAGAGGATGTCCGCGAGTATGGGCAGCGCGTTCTTGGGGTTGATCACTCGGCAGATGTTCTTCACTGCCATTTCAAGTGCTAATTTTGAAATTATCAGTTTCATAGTTTCTTTTATTAAATTATCGTTCACCCTTGAATGGTTTCCAGATACTCGTCGATCTTCTCCGTGGCCTTGTCGCCCTTGCCCTTTGGCGAATCCATCTTCTTGGCCGACTTAGCCGTCAGCCCCAGGTGTTCGCGTTGCATACCGATGGAGCGTTGCAACTCCTTCAGGTGCACGTAGAGCGGGTTGCTTTCCTTGTACGGGTTCATGTTCTTGTCGTACTTCTCAATCAGTCGCCCCTCCTTCAGAATGTCCGCTTGCATCCCGTCGCGGTCGGACATCATCGCAGCGGTCTCGGAGATCAGCAGCTCCTGCCACTGCTCCGGCTCCTCAATCTGAAATCTGTCGCACACGTCTTGCCTGAGCGTCGCCTCGTACTCCGCCACTGTGCGCCCCAGCATCAGCATCTCGAATGCCCACAGCGCACCCTTCTCGAACTGCTTCTCAGGCGTGGTCGGAGCCTTCTTCTTGTCGGCGAACTCCTTGGCCGCTGCCTTCGCCTTCTGTAGAAAGTCTTGTTGAGTCATTTGGATTCTTGTTTAATGATAAGTTTCGATATTTGGCGGTCGGTGTTCTCACGCGACTTCTTGCCAGTCGGCCATATCTTGAAGTGATACGCCCAGCACGATTCGATGTTTGCACCGCGCGACTGCTGCCAGCCTGGCATCTTGTAGATGTGGGTGCAACGTGACAGATGCCAAAGGTCGTAGAGCAACGTCAGCCGATAACCTAACAACCGATAGAGCCAAGGCCATCGGCAAGGTGCAAGCCTCGCAGGATTGACCACTCGCCAGCCCTCGTTCTTCAGGATGCGCTCGGCCATGTCGAAGCGTGCAAGATAGTGTTCCCTCGCTACGCCCGACATCGCTCCGCTGATATACACACGCTGCTTATCCTTCATACCGTCTCGCCAGATAGTTCCTTGTGCCATTCCTTCAACGTAGTCCAAAGAGCCATGAGGTTGTCGGAGTCGGTTTTCTCGTTCAGCGATGAGAGGATGCCCGATGCGGCATACACGCTCGTGATCTGCTCAACGGTCGGCAGCTTACCCTCGCAGATGCGCTGGAGGTCGTTCTTCAGTTTCTCGTTGCGCTCCATCACCTTGGCGAGTTGTTCGTCAAGGTTGCGGGTGTCGCTCAGATGAACTTCACCGATGTATGCCACCGTGTACTTCCCGCAATCCTCTGCGGGGTCAATCTCAGAAACGCAGTCGATAGCCTCCATTTGGTTGCAAGCCGCTGCAAACTCAGGCTCACGCCATCCGTAAGCCTGAACTTTGTACAAATGTAATGTCTTGCTCATAATTCTTTAATTCTTGATTATCGTTCAATCGTCAAAATCAATCGTGTATTGTCTTGTCTCCAGATACGGGTCGCGGCTGTCACGATAGAGAGCCTTGTTCACCTTGATGATCTGATGTGGGTAGGTCATCCAGCGGTCCCAATGCAAATCGCACGGACGTTGCAACGGGTGCTTCGGGTCGGTGCATTCCGACTCCCGCTTGTTCGCCTTGTCCTCCGTCATCGCCTTCTGAAGTCCGATGCACAGGTGACTCTTCTTCGAGTATCGCGGTTTGTCAGCCGACTTCGGTACCAGTCCCAGCAGCGGACACTTGGCGCACGAGTCAGGTTTGGTGGGTGGCAGTTTCACCCGTTGGATATTACTCATAATCGTTGTCGCTTGAAATAAAAAATCATCTTCGTGGGAAAATCACTTGTTCGTACTCTTCATGCTTCTATGTCCGAACCCTCTCCCGAATACCATCTCCCTTGTCCGGTTTTACCCTAACATTTTAGGAAATTACTTTGTGAAGGGAAGGAAGGGCAAGAGGATTTGGGAATCTGAAGGCCATCGAAATAAAAAGACGCCCCGGCCTTTCATGTCGAGTCTTCGCCGTCGGTCGGGTCGGTTCGCCATCGCTGTTGCCTTTCCTTCCATCGCTCAAAGGCTTGGTCACGTCGCGCCTTCACATTCTCCTTCTTGTGGTAGCCCTTCTGGTTGTGCTCCTTGCGGTGGTGTTCCACACACAGCAGCACCACATTGTGAGGATCATAGCACAGCCGCTCCGCTTCGGCTGTCGTCTTGGCCGATTCGAAAGGAATTAAGTGATGGCAATCCACACCCGCACGGATGTAACCGCCACGAATACCCTTCGCCTCGCCGTCCCTCCGACACCACTCGCACAGCCCTCTCGCCCTTGCCCAGACCACACGTTTGGTTTCGCGCCATCGCTTGTCGTTGAGCATCCGCATGTGCTCTGGTCGGTATCTCGATTTACTACTCATAATTATTTACCATTCTACACCGATCGGTCGCCACGGCAATGCCTCCAAGTATGCGAGCGTTGCAGGGTCAGCCTTCGGTTTGGGTTTATTCTTTTCCTTATCCCGCAAATGGCGGTCGTTCTCTTTCACAATCATTTTTAATATCTTTGCATTCAGGAATATCAGGAACATCCTCTATTTTAAATTTAATAGTCTGCTGAGGTTGATTGTCTGGGTTATAGGACTTCTTACGCTTTGTCTTCTCCCCATATCTATACGGCTTATTATTCTCAGCTCGGTTAGCATCTTCAAACTCCCTTCTATATTCACCGTCGAGGTCGATTATAAACTGCGCATCAATCATCAGGTGTAATAGATCGACAATACTATTACAATCGTTAGTAGCAGCAAGAATACGAAGTTTTCGATAAACATCAGGAAGTAAAACTTCGGTCATCCTCTCATAGATAGCGACAACATTATTAGTCTGCTTCCAAACACCCATGAACGGTTTTTGGATCAGCGAAGCCCTGAATCCATGCTTCTTACCTTCTGCATCAGCTGTTATATATACCGCCTCCTGAACTTCATGGTCAATCGTATGGTCAGCCAAGTTGTAAGCATCCTTCCACCCTTCCAAGTGTTCAAAGATACTCATCGCCTGTTCAAGTTCTGGCGACAGATTGTGCTGATCATCCATATACCTAACCAGACAATCGCACATCATCTGAAGCATCTCATATTCCGTAAGACCCTTCTTTTTGCACAGACGTGCAATCTGAATCTTCACAAATGTGCTTACCTTAGTAGATACATTACGAAATTTGCTATCCATATTCTTCAAGATTTAGATCCTCAACCAACTTCCTTACATTGGGATTATTCTTCATAATATCACCTACACTCACGCATGGAGGCTTTGCATTCTTAAGCAACATTCTTATTATCACATCAGCAATATCAGCCTTCTCACCATCTTCTTCCTTCCACCAATCCTTAACAGCCTGAACATTGACACTTATCCTGTCATAATGGAGATTTGCCGCTTTTGCTCTCCATTTGTCTATCGCATCACGATCTGGATAAAGAACAATTCTACGGTTTTGTTTGATGATAGGAACAAGTTTCTCTTTGTTCAGGTTTTCAATACCACCACATGCCATCCATACCTGTTGACCATGATTACCATAAGCTGTTGCCATTATAATCGCGGTCTTCTCACTCTCGACAATATGAACTCCAGCATTCGGGTACCGATTAAGAAGGTGCATGCCAAACAACGGCTTAATTATCTCGTGTTCATCTGGCTTGCATATCTGTCGGCATCCATCCTGATTATATATCCAACCCGGATTGCGCGACTTGTCACGGTGGCCGTTCTGGAGATATTGCATTAGCTTGGCAGCTCTTGGGGTACCTTTGTGGTCAATCATCCAGAATACCGTGCGACCGTCTCGCCAACCACCCACACAATAGAGCCAAAACACTTCTTTCAGTCGCTTACGCTGTGTTGCATCCCACGGAAGTCCCGTCATCCAGTCGGTAAGTATTGTCTTCACGTCCATTGTTCGCCTAACCCATTCCCTTGGTATTATCAATGTCGGCAATGGTGGCGGTGCCGGCTTAGGTGGAGGTGGTGTATAATCCAACGGTATATTATCTGTTTCGATTGAGTATTTCCTTCCTAACCACCTGATTGCATCAGGATAACTCAGTTTTGCATAATCCATCAGGAAATCGACAACTCCACCTTTCGCATCACATGCAAAGCACTTGTAACAATTACCCTTCGGATATACAATAAAATTCCCGTCATGTCTATCTTCATGAAATGGACAAATGGCCGTATATCTCACACCGGTCTTTCGTAGCTGGATAAAATCACCGACGACATCGACAATGTTGGCCGTCTCGATGATTCTCCGCACAATATTCTCATCAATTTTTGGCATTTTCGTTTGATATTTAAGATAACTATGGAAAGCCACTTCGCGCGTGTACGCGCGTCGCTCGCATGTGTGGGCGTTAACCCCTTGCCCCAGCCCCCAGCATTGGGGGCATGGGGTTCATGCCCTTGCGAGCATTCCGCGAGACTTACCCCAAAAATAAATCCAGTATGTATGTAATACATACTGGGGCAAGTTGGGGTAAGTTGTCAGAATGGAAGATCTTCGGCTGGCTCCAGCATGTAATAACCTTGCTTCATCGCCGTTGAATCAACGAGGTATTTCAGATTGATAGCAACCCGCAGATCAGCATCCTGTTTGTCTTTATTCTTTTGCTTGCCGATTCCCTTGAAAACTTTCTCCTTGACATCTTTTCTACTCATGGGCCACTCGCATTTCCCTTGCGATTCATTGATCCATGCAAGGATGTCAGCAGGATCATCATGAGCATCCTTTTCTTTTGTTTGTAGATTTACGCCAGTGGCGATAATCTTCGGCACACCAAGCGCACCAGCATCCCCACAAACCTCGAACTTCCAATCATCCATATCTTTGCTTCGAGCGTCAAGCTGTTTAACCGTAAAAGTCACGCCTGTTGCTGTCTTCGACTTAATACTTACCAGCGTGTCCGTCACCTTATTGCCAAGCTCAGTTCCAAGGTGTCCGCGCATCTTCGACTCATCATCGTTGCCAGGTCTTGGATTCATGTGCAATGCGCACCAAATACATATCCCTCTCTTCTCAGCCATTGCCATCAGCCGTTGAATCAATGCAGCCGATTCTTCATTACTATTGAAATCACCGATAATATCACGAACACCGTCAATAAACACCACATCAGGCGATAGAAGCTCTACGGCTTGACGTATCAGCTTAAATCTTCTCTCATGTGCTTTTATCTTACCGATGTCATCATCTTCGATCGTGCGCAACCACAGTACGTTAAAACGCTCATTCGGCATCTTCATATCCCAGTCACACAGCCAATGAACACGCCGAAGAACCTTGGCCGAATTCAGCTTCTCCATCTCTGTGTCAACATACAGCACTTTTGGGTAATGGCCAATATGGTCAATAGTCCTTACAGGCACCCTCAACCCAGGAAGATAGTTCTCCACTTTTTCGGAATCCTGACCGAGTATCGCAGCCATTAGTTGTGTCAAAACAAATGACTTACCATTTTTTTTCTGACCACTGATGGCCTGAAGCCCCCCAATCGCTGAGAACGGAACACCATTGAATTCGAGCATATAATATGGTTCTGGGTAGTCCTCCCTCGGATCAAGAAGATACGGTCGTACTGCTTCCAACAGTTCTTCCTGTTCGCTTTGTAATGGCGGAAGATTACTACTCTCATTCATAGTCTCTGACTCTTAATTTTGCCTTTTCACGTTCAATTCTCTTCTGCCTGCTGGCCACTACGCTCTTCTTGCACTGTTCACGGTGGTCAGCATAATACTTGCGCTGTTTCGTTAACCTTTCTTCCCTGTTGCGCATATATCTCCGATGATCGCTTTCTCTTCTTGTCATAGTCCCATTATTAAAATAAAGAGGTGCCGAAACATATCGGCACCTCCACCTACTAATTATCAGCATAGGTCTCCAACAACCACAATCTCATTAAAATGGTAAATCATCCTTCTTCTTCCTTTCTTCATCTGTTTCTTCCCCATTAGTACCTCCTTCTCCGTGGGCCGCACCTCCGGCTGTGTTTTCGTCTGCCACCGTTCCCGTCGCATCAGCGGCGGGTCTTGCATTTAGCAACTCCAGCTTATACAGCCTTATCTCATTAAAAGTCCTTCCTTCCCATTCCCTAACATTATGACCGAATCCGCATCGACATGCCATGCCCTCCTGCATCAAAGGTATAATATCCGTATCATAGGTTTCCAATACCACCTTATCCGAATATCTGTCAGTCGGATGCTCAAAAAACTCAAATACAAACGGCTGTGCCACCCATTCATTCCCAGTTCTCTGACTCTTTCCACTTCTCTGGGGCAGAATCTTCAATATCCTTCCATCGAACTCCATAACACACCCAATTTATAAGTTTTCAACCACGTTAGCAAGCACACAGATAACCACAAAAGCGCACGGTACGATCACGCCATACACCCAGTAATCTCTCTTCGAGAAGTTCTCACTCATGATGTCCTTCTCCATAATTTCCAGAAAATCCTTCATAATTGTATGTTTGATGATTAATAATTAGCTCCCCTCTGCGTTAGTGGCTTGGGATGGACTTCCGCCCTTTTCACTCATCTTTGTCGCTCCAGCCTCTCTTCCCTGGACATCAGCCCAAGGCAATCAGCGGTCTGGCTTTCTCAGTATGTCGCGCTCTTGGCGCGGCTTCCCATCACAAAGATGGCCGCATTAAAGCCCATTGGATGTGCTGCTTGCCTCTGCCTTCCGGCTGCTTGCTTCTGCCTTACTCCTCCATCTTTCGCCAGCACTCGGTGCGTAACCTATGGCTAATCAATGCTACTTCCCGCCTTCGCCCCTCGCTGTAGTTACGAGTGCCTCAGACTTGCCGCCGTCCAGCTCGTGAACACGCCTCCGTCCTCTTGCAGTTCCGTTTTTTACTTCTCCGGCCCCGAAGGTTCCCTGTGTATCGTCCCGCAGGTAGGACAAGTATTTTGATTTTATCAATCTTGTTTTTGTTGTCAAGAATGCTGCTGTATCACAGCAGTGAGTAAAACATGCGAACTTCGCAGCGGGCATGTTTCGTGTTAAGTATTAACCTAATGATATACCATGCGAACCTCACGGCTGGCTTGTATAAAAATGAGTAAAATAAATATGAAATATGATAAAAAATAAACTACAAAGATGCACCGCCGTGCAAAAACCTATGAAAACTCACATATTAAAAATGTATATATCCGTCATGAATCATCCTCGCAATCTTATGCTGAGGATATGCCCACCGCGTGCATTTCGTCCCGTCCGGCTCCGTAACCTCAGCTCTCTGTCTTGGAAGCCGTTCACCGTAGTTCTTCAACCAGCTCCGGCTGAACATCTGGAATTGATCGCACAATTCATCAGCCGTCAGCCATCTTTCGTTGGCTACCTCCATCACCTCTGTCATACTTCTCCTGACTTCAGCGACAATCTCAGCACGCAGTAGCTTATCCATCATAATTCGTTCTTAATACACCGGTATGCAATGGTCAGCGACCAATCAGGTATTACCGTCTCAAAATCCTTACCCAGAGAATTGCGCAATTCTTCCTCTTCAACTCGCTCAAAGTCAATCTTGCCTTCTTCAAGCCTCTTCACCGTCGAGAACTGCACCCTGGCCGTCTCTTTCGCCTTCAGGTTGGGAAGTGTAAAAATACCTACCTGTCCCACCTTCATGGTACGAATGTCGTGTCTTGTAACCGCCTCACA